AACAGAAGTTGGGGTAAGAGAGAAGATTATGAACGAACTTAAAGATTGGCTGAACTCAATAAATTATAATAAGACACACATCATGGTTGATGAGTTTGATGAGAAGAAGTATCCATCATTCATTATCAACAAATGTGTAGCACCATTCCCCGATACCATTCTGTATGTAAACGAGCTAAATAGAATGCACTGGTTGGATAACCGCCTTCAATATGAGTTTCTACTAAATAGTTTACGGAAACGAAAACGCTTTGCTAAGTGGATGAAAGCTTCCAAAATAAAAGATTTAGATGTAATGAAAGAATATTATGGCTATAGTAATGAGAAAGCCAAAATGGCTCTTGATGTTTTAACCGAAGAGCAGTTGAAAATAATAAAAAGAAAATTGACTAAAGGCGGTAAACATGGAAGACTTGGAGTGGACCCCTGACCTGATGCTAGAGGTCGGGCTGAAAGAGACCGACGACTTCCTCAAAGTAAGAGAAACACTATCACGAATAGGTGTTGCTTCTAGAAAAGAAAGAAAACTGTACCAATCTTGCCACATACTTCACAAACAAGGACGATATTTCATAGTACACTTCAAAGAGTTGTTTGCCCTAGACGGTAAGCCAACTAACATATCAGTAAACGATGTAGAACGGAGAAATACTATCACAGGTCTATTAGAAGATTGGGGTTTGGTAAACATAATTGGAGACAGTCAACCTAGAGCACCACTATCACAGATAAAGGTTCTCTCCTTTAAGGAGAAGAATGATTGGTTGCTTGAGACCAAATATAATATAGGTAGTAAAAAGAAAATTGATTAAGGAGTTTTGTTATGGCAATAAAGTTATTAAGATTAAAATCAGGTGAAGATATAGTCGCCGACATAGATGAGAATGAAGAATTTATTACGATAGAGAATCCTGCACAAGTTGTCCCGATGGGTGATCCCCAAGGGGGAACAATGCAAATGGGTTTTGGACCGTGGGTACCTTTCAATAAGGGTAACAAGGTAGAGATACGCAGAGATTGGACCGTGTTTATTATCACCCCCGCGGATGACATAGTAGATAATTATAGACAGGCATTTGGGTCAGGAATAGTGGTTCCACCCACAAGGTTTACATCAAAACAGCACTTGACAGAATAGTATATATATGATATACTATACCTATGTCTGATACATTTTATACTTCTGTAATTCAAAAAGGCAATACGCTTCTTATCCGTGCCATAGAGGACGGTAAGAGAGTACAGCGCAGGGTTAATTATAAACCGACCCTCTACACACCTACTAAGAATAAAACAAAATTCAAAACTTTATCTGGTCATAATCTCAAACCCATTGAGTTGGATGGTATGAGAGAGGCGAGAGAGTTTCTAAAGAACTACGAAGAACAACCAGGTACCATTTTTGGTATGGAGAGATATCAGTATTGTTATCTGTCTGAAACTTATCCTGGTTTAATCGAATGGAATCAAGAGAAGATTCTGATACTTACTATCGACATAGAGGTTGCTAGTGAGAATGGTTTTCCAGATCCTCAAAAAGCAGAAGAAGAAGTACTTGCCATCACAGTAAAGAATCATAACACTAAGAAGATTATGGTGTGGGGTATCTATGACTACAACAATACCCGTGATGATGTTGAGTATGTTTATTGTGATGATGAACGGGTGTTGATGGAAAGATTTGTTGAGTTTATGGCAAATGTGAAACCAGATGTTATCACAGGTTGGAACACCACATTCTTTGACATTCCATATATCTGTAATCGTTTACTAAATTTATTTGGTCCAAAGATGATGCACTATTTGTCTCCTTGGGAGACTGTGACTGAAGAAAAGACATCAACATATGGTAGAGAGGTTTCCCGATACAACATTTGGGGTGTATCTAATCTGGACTATCTTGACCTGTATAAGAAGTTTACATACACAGACCAAGAGTCATTTACCCTCGACTACATTTCTTTTATAGAGTTGGGTGTGAAGAAAGACCCCAACCCATACGATACATTCAAAGAGTGGTACACGAAGGACTACCAATCGTTTATTGATTACAACATCAAAGATGTGGAGTTGGTAGATGCTATGGAAGACCATCTCGGTATGATTCAGTTGATGTTCACTATGGCATATGAGGCAAAGATAAATTACAACGATGTCTATTCACAGAACCGTATGTGGGATGTTATCATTTACAACTATCTAAAAGAAAAGAATGTTATTATTCCTCAAAGAAAGAAAAGTCATAAGGGAGCTAAGTATGTTGGTGCCTATGTAAAAGAACCACAGGTGGGCCAGCACGAATGGGTGATGTCGTTTGACTTGAATAGTTTGTATCCACATTTGATTATGCAATACAACATTTCATTAGAAACTCTTATCAGTCAGCAGTTTCCTAAATCTATTTCTATTCAGAAACTATTAGATAAAGAAGTAGACACGGACATATTGAAAGATAAAGGTCTAACAGTAACACCCAATGGTGCCTGTTTCAGAACAGACAAACGAGGGTTTCTGCCTGAGTTGATGGAGAAGTTTTACAATGACCGTGTAAAGTTTAAAGGATATTTGCTTGATGCCAAACAGAAATACCAAGACACCAAAGATAGAAAATATCTCAGTCAGATATCAACCTATCATAACATTCAGATGGCAAGAAAGATTGCGTTGAATAGTGCTTATGGTGCTCTTGGTAATGAGTATTTCAGATATTATGATGAACGAATGGCAACTGCCATAACAACATCAGGTCAATTGGCGATTCGTTGGATAGAGATAAGGGTGAATAACTATCTCAATGAGATATTGAAAACGGAAGGTGTTGACTACATCGTGGCATCAGATACAGATTCCATCTATGTTCGTTTCAAAGAGTTGATTGATAAAGTTCAACCGTCCAACCCAGTAGACTTTTTAGATAAGGTGGCATCAGAAAAATTAGAACCATTCATAACAGAATGTTATGAAGAACTGGCCAAATATCTTTATGTGTATGAACAGAAGATGGAGATGGCGAGAGAAGTGATTGCCGACAAGGGTATCTGGACTGCTAAGAAAAGATACATTTTGAATGTCCACGACAGTGAGGGTGTGAGATACAAAGAACCAGAACTGAAGGTGATGGGCATAGAGTCTGTGAAGTCATCAACACCACACGCTTGTCGTGAACGAATAAAAGATTCGTTGAAGGTGATAGTCACAGAAGATGAGTCGTCAGCTAATAAGTTCATACAAGATTTCAGAAAAGAGTTTATGAGTTTGCCGGTTGAAGCGATGGCATTTCCCCGTTCAGTAAATGGAATCAAGAAGTGGGGTGATAAGTCTAGTGTATTCAAGAAGGGTACACCAATGCATATCAAAGGTGCTTTGATTTACAATCATTTGTTGAAGAAACATAAACTGACTCATAAGTATCCTCTTATTATGGATGGTGAGAAGTTGAAATTCATATTGCTCAAAACTCCTAATATTGTACAGTCTAATGTCATTGCTTTTATGGGCGAGTTACCCAGAGAGTTTGACTTACATGAACAGATTGATTATGATAAACAGTTTTCAAAGTCTTTTGTTGACCCGATAGAGTTGATTATGGAATGTATTGACTGGCAGGTTGATAGAAGTTATGGCACACAGCGGACGCTAGAGAGTTTATTCGGATGAAGCCGTTATTTAAGTGGGCGGGTGCCAAGAACAAAATGAACTTGAAGCGTTATTTTAATGATACTAAATGAAAAAGATACTTATTGGGCTGCTGATAAATTGATAAAGTATTTCTCCGACTTCAACAGGATAGATGATTATTTCCGAAGTCGTAAGATAGACCGTATCAAAGATATGCCCACCCCATTGTTTGGATTAGGTCCAGAAGATGACCTGTTCCAAGACTTTGATGTACACCCGCAAGATATGGACTTTGAAATAGTCCGTAGAACAGGTGAGACATTTGATAACTTGTTAGAGATGACAGCTAGTTTCTCACCAGATGACCCACCAGGTAAGAATAGTAAACTGTGTGTACAAGAAAAGAACTCTGGTAAGATAGCA